ACTTCGAGAGAATGGAGGACTTGGCACTAGAGTTTTATCAGACAGGTACTCCACATCCCGATAGCATTGTCACTGAAACTTATTTGGAGGAAAACTAATGGCAACAACGACAAAAGGGTTAACTGTTGAAAAGGTGGTTAACTACATCAAGGAAAAATGGCAAGTGTTTGGAGCAGCGACGTTGCTCGTATTCATATTGCAATTTTTAGCAGCAAAACTACTCATTGCAGTTCTCTTAGGACTCGTAGTAGCAGGACTATTACCTTCTGATACCGTTAAGAAGGTAACTAAGAAAGTAACAGGATCTAAGGAGTAATTATGGCAAAAGCAACGACTGGTGCATGGGGCAGAGAAGAACTCGAATCAACCCCGAAAAAAACTCGTCAAGGAAGGGGCAAGCATACAAAATACGCTGCAACTTCCCGTAACTCGACTCGTAAGAAGTACAGAGGACAAGGCAGATAACACACGAAGCGTCTCGAAAGAGGCGTTTTTTTGTTTTTCTAAATATTGCTTATAAATAAAACATAATACCTACTGTCCTAAATGGCAATAACAAGGATTTCTAGAGGTTTTAAGGATATTAGTCTATCTTTTACACCTCATCCTGTTACTAAAGACTTACCAATATTAAAGAACGGTAATGCAATTGCACGTTCTGTTAGGAATCTAGTGCAAACTATTCCTACTGAACGTTTCTTTAATTCATTACTAGGTTCTGAGGTACGTTCTCAGTTATTTGAAAATTGGGTTGACTTTGGTACTGCAGCAGTCATAGAGGATCAGATCCTTACTACAATTGAAAACTTTGAACCTAGAGTTGAGAATGTAAATGTGGAAGCAGAACCAGAACCTGATGATAATAGTTTCTCTGTAACTGTACGTTTTGATGTAGTAGGACAACAATTACCTTCCCAAGAATTTACCTTCTTATTAGAAGCAACGAGATAATATGCCGATTACTAAGTTTACTAATCTTGATTTCGATCAAATAAAGACACAGATTAAGGATTACCTACGTGCCAATTCATCCTTTACGGACTTTGACTTTGAAGGTAGTAACTTCTCTGTTCTAATTGATACGTTAGCATATAATACCTATATTACAGCATTCAACTCTAACATGACTGTAAACGAATCCTTCTTGGATTCTGCTACGTTAAGAGAGAATGTGGTATCACTTGCACGTAATATTGGGTATGTGCCTCGTTCTCGTGCTGCTGCAAAGGCAGAAATCTCATTTAGTGTGGAAATTAACGATATATTGACTTCGACACTAGATTTAGAGGCAGGATTAGTCTGTGTAGGTAATACAAACGACACAAATTACATATTTTCAATTCCAGAGAAGGTAGTAACAGTCGTTGATGCAAATCAAAAGGCGACTTTTAGTAATATTACTGTTTTTCAGGGTTCATATCTTCAAAAATCGTTCATTGTAGACGGTTCTTTAGATCAAAGATTCATTTTAGACAATCCTTACATAGATTCTTCCACAATTGTAGTTAGAATTAGGGATTCTATCAACGATGTTTCAGAAGGAAGACAATATCTTGCTGCAGATAACATTTTAAACATAAATTCTACGTCAGAAATCTATTTAATTCAAGAAATCCAGGATGAAAAGTATGAATTACTCTTTGGGGACGGGTTTTTTGGCAAAAAACTTGAAAATGGTAACGTAATTGATATTTCATATATCATTACAGACGGAAAAGATGGAAATGGAGCATCAAATTTCACATTTTCTGGAAGATTTAGAGATGATCAAGGAAAAGTAGAGGTTCCAACCAATTCTATTACGATTACAACTAATCAGAATGCAATAAATGGTGCTGACATTGAATCTATCAACTCAATTAAGTATTTTGCACCTAGAATTTACTCTTCTCAGCACCGTGCAGTGACTGCTCGTGACTATGAAGCAATAATTCAGACAATTTACCCAAATACAGAGTCAGTTTCTGTTGTTGGTGGTGAAGAATTAGATCCTCCACAGTTTGGAAACGTAATTATAAGCATAAAACCCAAAAATGGTGACTATATTTCTGATTTTGACAGAAGTAACATCCTTTCAAAGTTAAAACAGTACTCACTTTCTGGTATAAATCAACAAATTATTGATTTGAAGGTACTTTTTGTTGAAATTGACTCCTCAATTTACTACAATACGTCTCAAGTAACAAATATTAACGATTTAAAGAGTCGAATTACCAATACTTTGACTACATTTAGGGGATCTAACATTAATAAGTTTGGTGGAAGGTTCAAATATAGTAAAATTTGCCAAACAATTGATAATGTTGATGATGCAGTAACATCAAACATCACTAAAGTCATTATTAGAAGGAATTTAAAGGCACTTATTAACCAATTTGCACAGTATGAACTATGTTATGGTAATAAATTCCATACAAATCCTGAAGGATTTAACATTAAGAGTACAGGATTCAAAATTGCTGGTAGTAATGACATCTATTACTTCACTGATGTACCAAAAACTGATACTACAGGTACTATTTCTATAGTAAAAGACGCTGCAGAGGAAGGAAATTACACTGTGATCGTTAAATCTGCTGGTACAGTTGATTATGAGAAGGGAGAAGTTATTATTAATACTGTTAATATCACATCAACAGTAGAACCAAACAATATTGTTGAAATACAGGCAATTCCTGAGTCTAATGATGTGATTGGATTATCGGATTTATACCTAGATTTTTCCGTTTCCAAAAGCACAATAAATATGGTTAAAGATACCATTACTTCGGGTGAACAAATATCTGGTATTGGTTATAAGACAACTTCCAGCTACTTAAATGGAGAACTTAAGAGGATATAAAGGATGATACAAACTGGGTTTGAAAAGAGAGTATCTGTCCAGCAGATAATAGAGAATCAACTGCCTGAATTTGTACTCTCTGAAAGTCCAAAGACTGTTGATTTTTTAAAGCAGTATTATATTTCACAGGAGCATCAAGGTGGTGCTGCTGATATTGCTGTTAATCTTGATCAATATTTAAAGGTAGATAACCTAACTCCAGAGGTGATTTCTGGCGAAACGACGTTATATTCTGATATTACTGATTCTGATGACACTGTTCAGGTATATTCTACGAAAGGATTCCCGAATGAGTATGGTTTATTTAAGATTAATAATGAAGTTTTTACATATACTGGACTAACAACTAACACTTTTACTGGTGTAATACGTGGATTTAGTGGAATTACAAGTTATAGAACTGATTTAGACGCAGAAGAACTCCTTTTTAGTGATAGTAGTGCACAAGATCATACTGCTAGTACTAAAGTAACTAATTTAAGTGCACTATTTTTAAAGGATTTTTATAGAAAATTAAAGGTAACTCTCACACCAGGACTTGAAGACGTTAATTTTCAAGAGAAACTTGATGTTAATAACTTTATTAAAGAAGCAAAAAGTTTATATCAATCAAAAGGTACTGAAGAATCATTCAGAATCCTATTCAATGCACTATATGGTGTAGAACCAACTGTTGTTGATTTAGAGACATACCTACCCAAACCCTCCTCGGCAGAGTTTTTAAGAAGAGAATTAGTAGTTGCAGAGAGAATTTCTGGAAATCCTGCTAATTTAGTTGGACAAACTATTAGAAAATCAACAGATCCTGCTACTCAAGGTGCTGTTTCTGAAGTTGAAGTCTTTACTAGATCTGGAATTAGTACATATTATAAGATTGGATTATTTGTTGGGTATAGTGATAATGCATTAATAGAAGGTACATTTGAAATACAACCAAAAACTAAGGTAATTAATCCTGTTTCTACGTCAGACACCATTATTACAGTTGATTCTACCATTGGATTTGGTGCAACTGGAACATTAGTTTCTGGTAAAAACATTATTACATATACTAGTAAAAGTATTAACCAGTTTTTAGGGTGTAGTGGTGTAACTGTTGGTATTGGTACAGCAGATGAAATAAGAACTAATGAGGTTTTTGTTGGATATGAGAATGGCGATCTAAACAAGAAAGTAGAAATACGCCTTGGTGGTGTTTTATCAGATTTTGAACTTATAAGTGATGTATTGGAAACATCTGAAGAGCAAGTTCTATATGTAAATCATGTGGGGGAAAAGATAGAATTATCTGAAACAGGATCTACTGATAAGCAATTATTCGCTAATTCTTGGATTTATAATACTAGTTGTAGATTTGATGTAGAAGATATTAATACTGGTTCATCTACAATTACATTAAAATCATCAATTGATAAGTCGCAATTAAAAGTAGGTGATAAGATTGATATATTATTAGGTGATACAAATAATATATCACTTACTAATGCAAGTGTTGGATCAATTAATAATAGTCTTAAACAAGTTCAGTTAAACGATATGACTGGATTTGTTTATGATCCTCTTCAGACATATACTATTAGAAGAAAATTAAATACTGCTACTAGTTCTGGTACACCAGTAAATTACGGACAGAATAAAGTTACCACAGATATTCAGAATGTTTATAATGAAAATGATGAATCATTCTATGTTGCTTCAAACTCTTTACCATCATATGATATAACAAAATCAACTATTAAGTATGAAATTTCTACTGGAACTCCAGGTGCATTAGATGGTTATAATAACATAATAGAGCAGTATCAAATTATTTCTTTTGCTGAACCTACACTAGACTTTGTTACAGGTGATAAGATTGTTTATAAAGCAGAAACCACACCTCTAAAGGGGTTAGAAGAGGGTGAATATTATGTTGAGGTATTAAATGGTGGTAAGATTAAATTATACGAATCTAGAGGTTTAATTGAAACTAATGGTTTAATAGTTGAGGGTACTGTAGTTAATAATGCTAAAGGATTCCTTTCTGATGGAACAAATAATCATACTTTCATTTTAGCAAGTCAAACTGACGATTCTATACATCCACAAAAACTTCTTAAAAAATTCCCTCATTCTCAGGACATTAAAACAGGAGATAGAACCAAAACTAATCCTGGATCTCTTGGAATGTTGATTAATGGTGTTGAAGTTATTAGTCCCAAATCATTAGATAAAGTTTATTATGGTCCTTTAGACAATATTACTGTTTATAATAATGGAACTGATTATGATGTTATTAATCCACCAGATATTGTAATTGCTGCAGGATTAGGTAGAACTGCTTCTGCTCGTGCAGTTGTAAAAGGTAGTGTTAAAGATGTTCTAGTAGATCGTCAAGATTTTGATGTAGTTGAAGTTAAGTCTGCCACTATATCTGGTGGAAATGGTTCTGGAGCAGTCCTAGAACCGATGGTAGGTGTCAGACAACGTGAAGTTAGGTTTGATAGTCGTGATGACGTTGCTGGTGGTGGTGTAAGTTTATCTCTTGATACTATCACTTTTGTACAGGATCATAATTTTGTTAATGGTGAACCTATTGTATATGATAATAATGGAAATGCAGGATTGGGTTCATTCATTCATAATGCAGTTTATTATCCAGAAGTTCTAAGTAATACTAAAATTAAGGTATATGCAACTAAAAGAGATGCTGATAATAGAACCTTTGCTATGGACTTTAATGGCATATCAGGTGGGCAGGGAATCCATAAGTTTAGAAAATTTGATTATACTAAAACTTTAAGATCAATTAAAGTTGTTGATGGTGGTTCTGGATATACTAATAGAAAATTGATTGTAGATCCAGTTGGTATTAATACTGTAACTGATACTATTAGTTTTGATAATCATGGATTTAGCGATGGTGATAAAGTTGTTTATTCTACAGATAATACACCGATAGAAGGGTTATCTACATCAAATCAGTATAAAATTATTAAAATAGATGATCATGCATTTAGACTTGCAAATGCAGGTGTTGGAGGAACAATAACGAGTAATTATACAAGAGGAAATTATGTTGGTTTGGGATCTACTGGTGTTGGATATCAGAATTTTGCATATCCTGATATTACATTAACAGTTGATGCAATTATTGCAGGTGTTGGAACTGCTACTCAGGCAGTGGGAGTTATAACTGCAATACCCATAGTTAGAGGTGAACTTATTGATGCTTATCTTTATGATAAAGGAACTGGGTATGGTTCATCTATTATAAACTTTGATAAGAGTCCAGTTGTAACTGTTAGATCTGGTAAAGATGCTGAATTTAGACCAATAATAGTTGATGGTAAGATTGATCAAGTAGCAGTAACATATTCTGGTGTTGAGTATACATCTGCTCCAGATTTGACATTTATTGGTATTGGTTCTGGTGTTGGTGCTAAAGTAAGAGCAATCGTAGAAAATGGAAAGGTAACTAATGTTTCAGTTCTTAATCCAGGTGTTAATTATAGTGTTAATACTGGTGTTGCAGCAACTTCTATTGGACGTAATGCATTTATTGAAGCAGATATAAGAGGATTAACTGTAAATAATCACAAACGATTTGGTGATGAAATATTAGTTCAGAATATAAGTGGATTGCAATATGGGTATGTTGGGCATTCTACAGATATTGGTAGTTTATTAGGTGATAAATTAGATACTCATTCACCAATTATTGGATGGGCGTATGATGGTAATCCAATTTACGGTCCTAATGGGTATTCTGATCCAGAAGATGATGACTCATCTGTGAAATATTTAAATACTGGATATGTGTTATCAAGTTCTGATGTTGTAGATAGACCTCCATTTAAAATGGATGGAACAGTATTTGATCAAGGATTCTTTATTGAAGATTATAAATTTAACAATTCTGGTGATTTAGATGTACATAATGGAAGATATACAAAAACTCCAGATTTCCCAAATGGAGTATATGCATATTTTGCTGGAATAACTACTGTAAGTAGAGAAGCAAAATATCCTTATTTTATTGGCGATTCTTATAGATCTGAATTAATTCCACAATTAATTGATCAAAGTTTTGATTTTAATAGTTCTGATTTAATTAGAAATACACTTCCATACAAAGCCGAAGATTTAACTGCTGATAATGATTTTATTACTGAACCTTATGAAATTGTTCAACAAAGAACAATTGTTGATGCTGTAAGTAAAGGTAGTGTTGATTCTTTTGTAATTAACCAACCTGGTGATGGATATTCCATAAAGGACATGCTTGTCTTTGATAATGGAGGAACAAATGGTGGTGGATTAAATGCTTATGTTTCTAGGGTTACTGGAAAGCATATTAGAAGTATTGATACTGAGATTACTACTTATCAGGATGCTACATTAATTTGGGATAATTCCAATCAAGTTTCTGTACATATTTCACCTACACATGATTTACTTGATGGTGATACTGCTGTTGTTTCTGGTGTATCTACATTTATTGCTGGATTAACAAAATCTCATAAAATTGGAGTTAGTTCTGAAACTGCACATCTAATTGCACCAGTTGCTCATAATACAACTCTTGGATTTGTAACTGATATATATCTCACAGAAATTCCAAATAATATTTCTATTGGTTCTACAGTTGCAATAGGTGTAACTAATCAGGAAGTAGTTAAAGTTAATAACATCTTCCATGAGAGAAAAGTCCTAAGAATAGAAAGATTAGTTAATCCAGGTATCGGACATACAGCAACTGAAGAAATATCTAAGCTTGCTGATACGTTCACAATACCAATTAAGAGTGAGCATTTCGATTCTCGTAAAAATGATAAGGTATTTTTCAACCCACTTGAAGCAGTTGGTTTTGGTATAACCATCGGACAGGAAAAATTAAACAAATATAGGATAGGTGATATTCAATATGATGTTTCAGTTCCATATCAAAGCATTTATATACCAAATCACCCATTTAAAGATAATCAGGCAGTAACATTTACTAGCAGTACACAACCTATTAAAGTGAGTGTTAAGAATTTTGGTGCTTTAAGTAATTTACCTGCTACTGGATTATATGTTATTAATAAAGGTAAAGATTATATTGGACTTACTACATTTAAAGATCATGCATCAGCAAGTGTAGCAGGATTTAGTACTGGTGGTTATTTCTTTAGGAGTTTTGCAACTAATAATGATAGTCGTGATTGGAAATATTCTTTAGAGGCTAGTTACACTAAACAAACTGCAAGAATTGAAAGAATAACAGCTAATATTATGACTGGTTCTCCTTGGGAAGGAACACAAGTAACCAAGTCAACTTTTGAAGACGGACATTTACTTGTAAACGGTGATGAAGTTAAATTAACTGTTAAATCTAACCAGTCTGTTGGTATTGGGACTTCTACTGCTGTAAGACTTAAATATAATTCTGATAATGATAAGTTAATCGTTAATCCAACAACATTTGCTGGTTCTGCTGTATTGGCAGGTAATATAATAAATCTAACTGCACATGGATTAGAAACTGGTGATAAAGTATTTTATGATGGTGGTATTGTTGGATTATCTACAAATTCATTCTATGTTTATCGTTTAGATGATGATAGATTCCAGTTAGGACAGACTCGTTATGATGTTCTATTGGAACCACCAACTATTATTAGTATAACTGCAGGTAGTGGTGGATCTGGACAGCAATTATCTAAAGTTAATCCTCGTCTAGAAGTTATTGACAATAATAATCTAGTATTTGATATTTCAGATTCATCATTGTCTGGATATAATTTAAGAATCTATCATGATGAAGAATTTAAGAATGAATTAGTATCTATTGGTGGAACTATTACAGACTTTATTGTTGATAGAAGTTCTGTTTTATCTGGTAATGCTGGTGCAGCAGTAACAGTAAAATATTCTGATAATTTACCATCCAAATTATATTATACATTAGAGAAAGGTGGATTTATTAGTACATCTGATACAGAAGTTGCTAATAATTCTGAAATACTTTTTGTTCCTAGTGTTTATAATGGTACATATTCTGTCTCTGGGATAGGTAGTACTACCTTCCAAGTGTCTCTTAAATCGGTTCCAGAGACTTTAAATTACACTCAGAGCACAACTAGTCAATTAAAGTATTCTACCAATTCTACAACCGCCATAGGTGGTGTAGAATCTATAAGAGCTACTTCTGGGGGACTTAATTATAAGAAGTTACCTAAATTTGTTAATATCATATCTACACAAGGTATAAATGCGGATATAATACCAAAATCCTCAACTATTGGTAGAATAAAAGAAGTTACTATTGAGGATACTGGTTTTGATTATTCTGCAGATAAAACATTAAGTCCAGAAGTCTTTATCTCACCAAATATCACTGTAGTTGACAGAAATTCTATTACTGGCATTACTGTTAAAACTGGTGGATCTGGATATACTATTGTTCCCGATATTGTTGTTGTCGATCCAGATACTAATGAACCATATCCCGATAGTTATCTAACTGGAGAGATTCAATCTTCATCACTTACTAGTGTGAATGTTCTACAATCTCCAAAAGGATTATCTGATAAGGAGAATAAAGTATTTACTGTTAATAACTCAAATGGAATTCCTATAACCAGTGTCCAATCTACTGGAGTTGGAACTGCTTATCTTACTTTACAAACACCAATATCTAACTTTAGTACACCACCATTTGCTGTAGGTGATAAAGTATTCATTGAAGGTATTAGTGTTCTTGGTGGTATTGGAACTACAAGTACAGGGTATAATTCTCCAGAAAATGGGTATTCATTCTTTACTGTTGAGAGTGTTGTTGCATCAAATCCAATAAAAATAGGTATAGGACTTACTGAAGTAACAGAATATGCTGGAATTGCAGTTACTGATACTAATGGATATGGTTTAGCAGTTAATAAAAATAATTACCCAACATTTGAAGTTATTCAAAAATCTGAACAGTTTATTTTAGATGAAAGATTATATGTTCTTCAGGGTTCTATATATGTTCTTGAAGATCTATATATCACTAAAAATTTAAATGATCAAATTAAAATAAGAGGAACGTATGATTTACGGGTTGGAGATCATATTCGTGGTAAAGAATCTGGTACTATAGCAACTATTAAAGAGATTGTAAAAAATAGTGCAAGATTTAAGATAGATTATTCTTTAAGACAAGAGAAGGGTTGGAATAACAATACTGGAAAATTAAATGAAGACTTCCAAGTTCTTCCTGATAATGATTACTATCAGAATCTATCATATACTGTTAAGAGTCCTATTGTATATGAAGAGTTAGTAAATCCAGTAAATAGACTCTTACATACAACAGGATTGAAGAATTTCTCTGATACTGGAATAACAACTGCGACAGACATCTCTGCTAAGACTCCATTAGATGCTGGTAGTGTCGCATTAATTGATGTTATTGGAGAAAAGAGAGTTGATACTGTAAGTAATTTTGACTTTGCAATCGATCTTGATGCAGAAGGAAACAAATCTAGATTTGTCAAATTCAGAAGTAAAAGAGTATCTGACTATACCAATAATATAAGTAACCGTGTTCTTCCAATAGATGATTTCTCAGATAGATTCAATAAAGTATTTACAGAGAGTAATTTCTTTAGTAATCTTGATAATATAGTTAGTGGTAGTGGATATAAACGTTATTTGGTTCAAATAATTAATCCTAATAACAACCAAAGGCAAGTAACAGAATTAATAACTCTTACTGACAATGAAAATAACATATACACATTTGAAAAGGGTTCAATTGGAATAGAAACAGGTGGTTCTGCTAATTCTTACAAGGTAGATAGATTGGGTGATATTATAGGAGATAGTGATACTTCTCAATTAGTCTTTAATCCAAAAAATCCATTTGATTTTGATTATGATCTAAAAACCATTAAACAAACCTTTAATACATCAAATGTTGGTATTGGAACTACTAGTTTTGGATTTATTGATGTAATTGGTTCTAATAATCTAGTTGGTGTTGGATTAACAGAAACATTATTCTCTGCTACTGCAAACCAAAACGAAGCATTCTTTGCTAATATTGAAATTACCAATACTGGAACTTTGGATAGAAGATATGTTGAATTGTATGTTGATCAAGATGGAAATGACACATATATTTCAGATTTCTACTTAGATAATAAAGATGGTGCAATTGGTAACTTTATTGGTACATTTGGTGCTTCAATAGAGTCTGGTGTTGTTAAAGTTAATTTCACTAATAGTACAGAATCTGATGGTGTTTATGTTAAATCAAGAGCAATTGGATTTGGTGTTACTTCTGCAGGTATTGGAACATATAGGTTCCTAACTGATGGACAATCGGGTGGATCTGAGGAATCTGCAAGATATGAGAGTAAGTTCGCATATACTCTTTCTCCTGCAACAGCAACTGAAGTCTTTAGGGTTGGTAAAACAGATGTAACTAGTATTAAGTCAGTTGTTAAAGTTGGATATGGTAATACATCAGCATTACATCAATTACTATCAATTCATGATGGGACAGATGTATATACTACACAGTATCCGTTTGTATCAGTTGGTAGTACAAGTGGTATAGGTACATTTGGTTCTGAATTTAGTGGATCTAATTTAATATTAAAATTCTATCCAGATCCTGGAATTAATAACACAGTTTTAGTACAATCTTATAGTGAAATAATACAAACTCAGTCTGATTTAATTAATGTAGCGAATGATCTTAATTATGGAACTTTAACTGAAAGTATTGGACTTAATGGATATAATGGTGTTAATGAAAATAGAATTAACGTTACTGAATTTGATATTAACTATAAGAAAACTCCAATCTTTACTAAAACATTCGATCCAGCAGATACAAGTGTTTTAAATTTAAGTACAGGAACATTTACTATCAAAGATCATTTCTTTGAGACTGGAGAAGAATTGGAATATGAAGCAGTATCTACCTTTAAGAATATAACTGCTGAAGATATGCAGATGTCTAATGGTAGTGATTTACCAGCAACTGTATACGCTATTAAAGTTACTTCTGACGAATTTAGACTTTCATTAACATCTGGTGGAGCAGCAATTACATTTAATGATGCTGGTGCAGGTAATGCTCACACACTTACAATGGCTAAGAGAGCAGAGAAAACTCTTCTTTCTATTGATGGTATTGTACAAACACCAGTTGCGAGAACATCAGTTGGATTTGCTCTTACTGATAATTACGGAAATATAAGTGCCACAGATACATTTGCTTCTTTAGTTGGTATTTCCTCCATATTACCGAAAGATATTCTTAAAATTGATGATGAATATGCTGAAGTAGTAAATGTCGGATTAGGAACTACTGCTGTTGGACCAATAACTGGAGGTGGAAATTATAATTTGGTTGAATTAAAACGAGGATTTGTTGGATCAACTGCAGCTGTTCATAGTGATATGAGTCCATCTGGAGTTGGTAATACTGCTCAGGTTTATCTTGGTTCATATAATATTGTTAAGAGTAAGATTCACTTTACAGCACCTCCAACTGGAAACAATGTAAACCGTATAGATTCTGATACTAATTTAGAGAATGCAAGATCAACATTCGGTGGTAGAGTATTTTTAAGAAAAGATTATACACTGAATAAGATATATGATAATGTTTCTAAGGAATTTACTGGAATCGGAGCAACTTATCAATTAACTGTTGATGGTGCAACTACAACAGGTATTGAAACTGGAAGTGGTTTTGTGTTTATTAACAATATGTTCCAAACACCAACTACAGTCAATAATATTGGAAATACATATGATTTCACTGATGGCAATACTGCAACTAAGGTTAGATTTAGTGGTATAACCGATGATAATGGACATTTAATAGTATCTGATTATGATGTAAACTCAAATCAATTACCAAGAGGAGGAATTATAGTTTCTCTTGGTTCTAGTATTGGACGTGGATATGCTCAACCTGTAGGTGCTACTGATGTAGATGTAGTAATTAATAGTAATGGTACTCTTACTAAAGTTGGTATCGGAACAACTACTAAACATGGTTCTGGGTATCGTGGTGTAGTTGGTATTGGGGTAACTGATGAGGCATATGAACATAAATGGGTAACTGCAGCAAATAATGCTGTTAATGGTTCGTTAACTCCAACAGATGGTTCATACGATTCATTTACTGGGTTATTATCATTAACAATCCCTAATCATGGTTTGGGTGCTAGTGGAACCGTTACCATTGCTAATAATTCAATATCAATGACTTGTGGTAGAGATAATCATACATCCACCAAAACATATCCTCGTGCTGGAATTGATCCTGCTGCTGGAAATGCTAGAAATTATACCAGAATAAGTAGCGATGCTATTTCAGTTGATGTTGGACCTGGTGGAGGTAGAGGTACTGGTGCTAATGTTACAGCAACAGTTGGTGCTGGTGGAACTCTTACCTTTGCAGTTTCTGCTGGTGGTAGTAACTATAAGAGTCCTAGAATACTTGCTCCATCTCCATCATATAGCAATTTGGAAGTTGTCGGTGTGTCAAGACTTGGTAAGGGTATGACATCCGAAACTGGAAAAGGATTATTATTGGATGTTGAAGTTGGACCTACTGATGCAATTCCAATTGATAATAAGTTTGGTGATGCTGCGAATCTTATTGATTCAAATAATGCATTTATCTCAGAATTGGCAGCGAAGAGGATGTTTAATAGATGGAATAATGGTTCTAACTCATCCTATAGTTATCCATCTGGATTTACAGAGCAAGATTGTATTGATGATGTAGTAGATGTTTTAGAAGCTACTTCACATAACCTTAAGTATGGTGGTAATGATAAGACTTATGATGCTGCAAATCTATTTGTAACTGGTGTATATTCTAACCCTGCACCTGTTACTGGTGAAGAAGAGCAAGTAATTTATGCTCTACATGAAGCCAGAAACATGGCAATCAGAGTAATGAGAAACCAAAAGGTTTATAGTCATCTTGGTGCTCAATATGCTCACACATATACAAGTGGTACAGTAGCAAACGCAATTGTTTCTGGTGGTAATTATGCTCACATATATCAAGCAGCAGATTCTTCTGCTACTGCCATTAATGGTTCTAAGAAACCAACACAGGCAGTTTATGATGCAGTAGCAGGTAC